AGTGTTCCTGTGTACTCAATATACATAGCTCTGCCTGGATCAGTAGCTCCGTCTGCTACTGTGGTGGTATGCGTATCAGCGTTGGTGGTTATGCCTTCTGTGCCGTAGCCAAGTGCTTCACCAATCAATTCTAAATTCGTATTTGTTGTTGTTCCCCAAGTTCCACTAGCATCACCAGTAGCCATTTCGTTAAGTCTTAGGTCATTTACATATGTACTAGCCATTTTTTATCCTCTTGTAAAAATTATATATTATTATGCAACTTCACTCCAGTCAGGAGATTGAGTTGTAGAAATTGTTGAATAGTTTGGTGTTTGTGAATCGTCTATTAAACTCCAAATTAAAAGTTGTCCTGATACACCTGTTGCTAATACATTATCTACAGATACATTTGCATCTGCTTGTACTGTTTCTGTGCCTAATGCAGAAGTTCCAACTAAACCAGTTATTGAAAGTATGTTGACTGTAATAAGTCCTATACTTCCTAATCCTGTTGTTCCTACTACATTTGTAGGAAAAACATTAGCATCACAAGTTACTGTTTCATCTCCAAGCCCTACTGTAGATGCAGTACCAGTAACTCCTTGTATTGCAAAACCAGCAGCTACTATTGAATTTAGAGCAGATGTTCCAACTACACCTGTTTCAGCTACATTAGCATCACCAGTTACGCTTGATTCATTTCCTAGTGTTGTTGTACCAGCTAATCCTGTAACAGCAACAGATACTGCGGTTGCACCAAAAGGTCCATCACCCCATGTACTGCGACCCCAACCAGTTGCCACTTAAAATCCTATGCTATTCTTATAACAGCGTTTGAAGCGTCCGCAGTAGGAAAAGTAATTGTAAATGATCCTGCTGTAGATGTTTTATCTCCACCAAAATCAAATACAGCAACTGCTGGATCACCTGAAGCTGTATCATTAAATATCATACAACCTCTGGCAGCTATAGTTGCTGTTCCAAAAGTTAAATCTGCAAAGTCTGTAAATGCAGTTGTTCCTGAAGTAGCAGGATTAACTCTAGTTAAACTAGCACCTTTAGCGGTGTAATTAGTACCAGTTGCTTCATTAGTTGTAGTGTAAGCAGTTGTAGCTGCTGACATAGTTGCACTTGATGTATATAGAGCTAATTTAAAATCATTACCTCCAGAAAGTAAAAAATTATGTTTAGCTTCTAAAAGTTCTTTTTTAAAAGATGTACACATTGCTTGAGTTATAGCCATTAAAGTCTCCTTATTATATTTGCTAGGTCTTTATGACCTTGTTTTTCTAATTCGTTGCATATAGTACAAGTATGGTTTTTTATTCCTTCTTGTATGTAATGTGCAACAACCATTTTAGTCCTTGCTCTAAAAGCATGGGCTTGTGCTTTAATTTCTACTGGAGCAGTATCACTTATAGAAATTAATTTATTAGTAGCCATTTCAGCTACTTCTTCAGCATTATGTCCTCTATTAGAAGTAGTTTGTACTCCTACACTTCCTATAGAAATTTTAAATTCTTCTGTTTCCATTAATATTCCTTTGGTTCAACTGGTTCAGATAAGTTTAAATCTTTTCTACCTATTATGCCAACAGGTTTAGATTCTTCTTGTAACTGCATTTCAGAAAGATTACAAACTTTCATTCCAGAACCATTTTGATATGTAACTTTTGGATCATTTAATCTGTGATATCCATACAGTTTTTCTTTAAAATCTATGTCTGTATCTAATAAACTTGAACGTGGAGCTATTTCTATTTGTATACCTGCATCAATACATTTAGATAACCAAAATTCTACACATCCTCTTCCTGATTCTGCAAAGTGCATATTTGTTCTGTATGTATAGTCAACTCCAAAAATACAAATTTTCTTAACTTTATTCCATAAAGCAAAAGCTACTGCATAAGGAATTGTATTATTAAAATATGAGCAACCTGTACTGTTTACAACAGGTTCTATTGGATATTCAATTGCAGAAGGAACTCTTTTGTCTAATTCGCATGTATAAATAGGAAAAGTACATTCAGGCAATTTTTTACGCATCATGGAAGTCATTGTTCCAGCGTCTTCAGTATCTAAAAATCTGCTCATAGGGTCTAAAATAAAAGCTCTGTCTATATTAGGTAAGACACCTATCATTGCATTTATAGCCCAAATTTCATCAAATTCTATACTGTGTGTTTGCGAAAGATGAAAATCTATCTGACTTTGACCCATAGCAACTATAGCAATACTTTTACCTTCTAATGATTGAATGGGTTCATTAGACATTTATTTTTCTTTGTCCATCCCTATATGCGTCTTTACGATTATAACCATCTGATTCTAATGTAAGTCTTTGTAGTGCTTCTTGAAATCTTTTTTCATAATTAACCATTAAGTCAGGTTCGCCTTTCATAAAAGTATACGCTTCTAATAAGCTAGCATAAAGCAATACTTCAGGTGCATTTGTTCCTAGCCAACTAGAACCAGAAACTGTAATAGAATTAGGAATGTAAAAATAATGTAATTCTGTATTAGATGACAAACTTGGTGTTGGACCAACTATAAAAGTTGTATCGTCAAATTGTGCATAATGCTTTGGTGTTCCTGTTGTAGAAGCAGAAGGATAAGCTTCTCTAATAAAACTAACATCTGTATTTAAAAGATAAGTGTAATTGTTATCACTATCTAATATGGCTAAAGAATAAGGATAAAGATAATCACTAGGAGTTGCTAAATATTCATTATCAGCAGTAAATGTACCTGTAACATTTTTTCTAAAATTAGGTAACTCTACAGATTTTATTATTCTATCTTCTGCTTGTTTTATAATTGTATCTAAATTAGAAACAAAAGAACTTTCGGTATTTTGCGTATAATCTTGAATAGCTGATTTTAATGTTGTACTTGTCCAACTCATGATGTACTCACTTTTAATTTACCAATTTCACCTTTAATATCTAAACCCATTGTAGAAGAACCAAATTCTGTTACTCCACCACCTATAGGGTTGAATGAATAATATCTGGTAGAATTTATTTCTCCTGTATCTACTCTAGGATTGTATAAATTTTGTGGATCAACAATATTTAATTCACCTAGTTTTAATTGCGGTTGATCTTCATCTAAACATTCCATACATACACGCAGCCCATTTCTTATGCCATCGTATATTTCGTATTTCAAATCATTAAGTTTATAAGTAAATGCACAACGATCACATTGACCTAAAGCTTTACTTGCTCTTGCGTAAGCCATTAGTACCCACTCATTGACATATCAGGTACAAATCTAATAGAAGCTTTTTCTCTGTCTGCTTCGCTTACTTCTTCCCATAATTCCATATAACGCTGTCTTATCATAGGAACTCTTTGTTGAGCTTCTGGTGATTTACAGGCTAAATTATATGCCAAAGCATATGTTAAACATGGCAAGTATCTAGTTGGAACATCTGAATTAATGCTAGCTACAACTCCAACGTCTTCTATTTTTTTAATATAATCATATATTAATGTATATGTTTCGTTTGAATCAGGTGTTGACCATAATACTATTTTTACAGAATCATTATTTTTATCTATAAAAAATTGTGTAGGTTTTGATTGATTAAGTTTAGTAGCTTGATGATTGTATTCAGTTCTAGATATACGATTTAATCTTTGGTCAAATTGACTTGAAACATCAGCTACATTAGTTCTTATAAAAGCATCAACTACATCTAATGCACTTGCATCCAAAGTATAACTACTAGTTCCACCTACTAAATTTATGCTTCCTTGTTCTACTGTCCAAAGATTTAATCCTTTGTTTTGCCATTCTAAAAATACTAAATTTAAAGCTCTTTTAGCTCCACGATAGCTATATCCTGAACGAAGTTCAAGACCACATATATCATAAGCTTCTTCCATAATATCGCTTATATCTAAATTAAATGTAGTTGTTCCACTTGTAGCCATTATTTATCCTTTTTAATTCTAGTTATAGTAATACCAGATTTAGTTACTTTTACTTTTTTGGTTTTGAATTTTTTATTTAAATCTGTTTTAGTCATTGCCATCCAGTAAGCTGTTGTTACTACCATTTTATTTTTATTAACACTTCCATCTTCTACGAGCTTGTCTAATTCTCGAATCAGGATCGTTTTTAGTTTTAGCTGAACTTCTTTTTAATTGACCTAGTGATCTTGCACAATAAGATTTTCTTCTTTTAGCTGCTTTACTTCCTTTCTTAACTTTACCTGTAACTGCTGTCTTTAACTTAGAACCTGGATTTGCTTTACGATAAGCAGATACACCTTTCTTAGTCATACCAGCACCACTTTTAGTAGGTCTGTAATTAGCTCCTTTACCCTTAGTTGTTTTGGGTATAGGGTTTTCTTTTCTTCTCATTGTAAAGAATAATAACTAGTCTTTATTTCTTTTCATAGCTGGTTCAGAGGTCATTCCACCGCCAAACATTTTTTTAACATATTCTTTGTATGAAGTAGCTTCTTTACCTGTTTCTGTTCCGCCACCTTTATTGTAATTTAATGCACCACCTTCTCTATACATAGAACTCATAGGTGCTTTAGGCATAATTTTAGATTCTCCTCCACCCATATATCCTGACATTCCTCTATTCTTTTTTTTCAAACCCATATCTTTATTTGGCATAATAACTCCTTAAATTAATTAGATACTTACAATACTCTATTTTACTAGAGTATTATAAATATAAATGATACTACTTTTTCTTAGAAGTAGTTTTTTTTGTTTTAGCTTTTTTCTTAGCTGGTTCTTTTTTTGTAACTGGTGTTTTACCACCAACATAAGCTTCATTAACTTCAGGTGTAGATAAGTCATCACCGACAAGTTGTCCTTTATCGTTTCGTGCTCTATCACCATTCATTTCAGCACACTTACGTTCTGCATCTTCTAGATCAGGGTCTGGACCAAATACAGGTTTGTATATTCCATCTTCATCTAGTTTAAGA